CTTCATAAATTTGTTTCTTCAAATCTATTTTATCTTGCCTAAAATCATGCACTTCAATACGATTATCTTCCTCCCAAGTTTTAATATCTTCCTGATCTATAGCAATATCAAACCAAGGATAAAAAGTGCTTTGATGAACGTATTTAAACTCTTGTTTAATTTGTTTAATTACGGCAATTTTATTATATTTTTGCCTAATTAATTCTTTCATCCTTTCAATGCAACTTTCTTTATAAGGATTTTGTCTTACCACTATTTAACCTCCTTAGTTTTTTTATTAGTTAACCTGTCATATTTTTTAGATAGCATTTCTTCATCTTTATCTCTTTGCATAATGGCTACAGAAACATCAAATGGATGTTTATCTATCTCTTGTTGCCACTTATAAACATCAAAACATAATTGTTTTTGTTTATCTCTTAATGCATGAACACCAACTAAATAACTCTCTGACCATTGTCTAGCATTAGAATCATGATTCCATAATTGCGTGTGGTCACATTTTGCAAAAATCTTTTCTTCTTTTTTTGAATAATGCTTGACTTCTTCATATTCAAAGATTTCTTTTTCTATTAATTGAATAGATTTTTCTAAAGTGGCAATTCTTGTTGTTGCATTAAGAATTTTATGATCCAGATCTTTAATTCTTTCTATGTTATCCCAATGGATTTGAACAGCTTTATCATGTTCATCTTTAATCCATTTTTGTTTTTTAGATTCATTAGTTGTTTTTGGTTCATTCATGATTAATTAATTGTATAATTATATATTTTAGTATACAATACATTAGTAAACTAATCAACTAATTTTCGCCTTTAATGTCTTTTATTAAAAATTTCATTCATAATCATGACATTCATGACAATAGTCAGCTTAAAGCATTCATTAAACATCAAAAGTTATCTCAAATTGATGAGATAACCCCAGATAATAACGATATGCTTTATAAATTATTATTTTTATTACTTTTAAAATCTAAACAGTAACTAGTTTTTTATTTCTCTTGATTTCTTTTAAAGCTTCACTAGCTTTTGTATTTTTCTCTTGAGTACCGTGTAGCAATAATGCAAACCCGTTAGCACCTTTATCCATATATGCGTGTGTATCATCGATATCTATAGGCAAGTTTAATATTTTTGCTTCATTAGTTGAAAATACAACTTTAGAGAATCTCTTAAAATAACCTCTATCTATCAAATAATCATATTTACCGCCATAGCTTGCCGTAATTTTCATATTGTTTGGGATACTTCTATTTGTAGGATATAAAATAAGATTTTTACTATAAAAATAAAACGTCAAATCTTTATTAAGTTCACATACTTTTTTAAGTGCTTCAAGTTCAAAACGACTATATATATCCCCGCTTTGGTTCCATCTAACTAAATTAATATTTTTACTTCTTTTTTTATTTAATGAAGCATTAAAACATTCAACTAACCCCTTAAAATCATCGTTTTTAATATATTCATTCAATAAATTAGTATTATGTCTAGTAAGGTTATATAAACTTGGATATAATGCCTCTAAAGTTGCACTATAACAAGTAAATTCAGTATCTTTAAACCTTTTAACCGATCTCTTACCTTGGGCATTCATATCAGCATAAGCTTTACATTTATTAGCACCTGGACAAGTTAACCCTGAGCTTTTAGAAAATGTGATAGTGTCTTTTAATTTAGAGTTATTAACCCCAAACTTAAATAATTCATTTTTCATTTTTAATTAATAAAATTAGTTTTTAATTGAAAGTAAAAAAATACTTTCATTAAAAGGTGTTCAATACACCTCTTAAAGCAAGTATTGTTTTTTATTTATAAGCTTTGCATTCAAGCTTTATATAACATTCATTACATAAGGCCGTATGGCCTTTTAAATCGTGATCGCAATCCCAATTAAGATTTAACCAAGTATTTTTAATAATTGTGCAATTATCACAAGTGTTAAGATTATGTTTAGAATTATCCTCGAAAAAAGATAACTCTTTTTTATTTAAATCTTTTATATATTTATCTTCTATATTCATTATTGAAATTTATCCTTACTAACGTCTATAACTGCTATTTTCATTAAATTATTATATCTAACATTTAAATAACCTACTTTAAACCTTTTAGCATCTTGTTTATTAACTATTACACCTGAAAAATAAATATCAGAATTCGCATAGTTCAAGTTTTGAAAGTCTTTATTAGAGTTATAATGCTCTAATATCTCTTTTTTGCTTTTAAAGTCACGCCCGTAAGCATTACTCACTGTCAATGTGTGATTCATTTTTTTTATTAATGTAAGTTGAAAATAAAACTATTTATAAAAAATAGTTTTTTAAAACTATCTATATTAGATAGCTTTAAGAAACTATTATTTAGTTACTTTAAAAAAGTCTTTTTCTAATAAATTTATAGTATGTTTTCTTAAATAATCCTCTAAACAATAGTGAAGCTCCATTCTTGCATCTTGCCCACTAACATAATTTATTTTATTCTCACTAATCTTTAAACGTCCAGTACTTCCATAATTACCACTAATTAAAGGTAAGCTATCATTATTTAATAAAGTTCTATACTCTTTATAAATTCTTTTACTTAGTTTATTTTTTTTAACTTTCATATCATTAATTAACATTAATTCTGTACCACTTGCCCATTGAATATCTACTAAGTCTTTTACAACTATTCTAGTGTGATATTTAACATAGTTTTTTAAGTCTTTAATTGTTTTCATAGTTTTAAATTAATAAGGTGAATAAAAAAAGTAACTCAATTAAGAGTTACTTATAGTTGGTTTAGTTGTTAGAGGTTTACTTAATTCTTTTATTCTTCTTTCTTGCTCTTGTTTTATTTCTTGTATAATGATTAGTTTTTCAGCTTCGATAATAGAAACATTAAACAACTTATTTAAAATTAAGTCGTATGCATCTTTATTTTTGTTGTATTCATAAGAATCTTTTACAAGACTTAAAAGTATTGTGTTGTATTCTTCGCAACTTAAAAACTTATCACTAGGGATAATTTCTTTACAAGCTTGTAAAACTTGTTTTGATTCTTCAAGTTGGTTTAAAATTTCTTCTTGGTTCATGATTTTAATTAATTAAGATGTAAAGGTATATATAATTATATACCTTTTAGTTCATTAATTGCAAGTATAGTTTGTACTTGCTTTTGTTGGTAACTACTACCAGTTTTTAATACTTGCTTGCAAGCTTTATTTTCTATCGAGATATTAGCTTTACAATCTGCGAAAGTACTTTTATTTAGACTTTCAGTAATAACCGAGGTTAAAACAATTCCAGATAAGGCATAAAAGCCCGACCAAATAACAAAGTTTTTAATCATGGTTTTAATTAATAAAATTAATTTAAATTAGAGTCTTTAAGGACTCTTTAAAAGGTATTAACTACCTTTTAAGGAATCTTTAGCGATAAATAATTTTACTTGAGATTGTCCATTGTAGTAAGCATCTTTATGTCCTACTAATCTATAACCAGTAGGTATTTGAGATAACCATTTTAAAAATTCTTGGTTCATGATTTTAATTAATTTAGTGATGTTTAGTTTTAGTTAAGCTGTAACAGCATCTAAGCTGAGATAGATGTTAACTAGCCTAAACTTAGTTAACACTTGTCTCAATAGCTTAGAGAGTACTTAGGTTAGATTAATCATCTAATACCATTCGCACATAAGTTGGTATTGAATGAAAAAAATTAAAGTGTTTTTCTTCATCAGGTGCAAAAATTTTTAACCAAGTTTTGCCTGACTTAGATTTTAATTTTTGATATCTTACATTTAGTACATTGAGTTTATTTTCATAAACTGGTTCAATGCAAGTAATACCTACCATCTTTTGACTTGAGTCAATTTTCATAGTTTAATTAAATTTTCTAGGTACGTAAGAAGATATATTATCTCCTCATTATTAATGATACCACAAAATATAACTATATAGATAATTATAGTATTATCTTAACATAATGTAACAATAGGGGGTGGTGTAGCAAATGTTACATAGATATTTTACATATACGGGGAACCTAAATATATTCTGCAAATGTTTATTGCTTTGGTTCTATACGAATAGCTAATTCTGGAGCTTGAATATTTACAGTTTCTACAGATTCACCTACGACTTTGCCTAAACTGTCTAAGATTTGTGCAGCTGTTTGAAGTTGACCTTTTGATACTGCTTTATTGAAGAGTCGCATACGCATTGCTTGTAAACGAGGAATCATTTTTTCTCTTTCTTTTAACCAATCTTGATCATTCCATTCTTTAACTTTATTCCAATCAGCCCAACCTGTTGTTTCTGATATGCCTTCTCTGTGTGAATGTTCAATTACTAGTTGACGAGTAGTTTTACCTTCAAGTTGTTTTGAGTATAAACGTTGGCATCTAGCTTCTATAACTGCTCTTGAATTAGTACCTCCTGTGTATTTTTGAACACGAGGTTTACGTTGAGGTGCTGGGAGATCGTAGTTTAGGTTGTTTATGAAAGATTCAGCCACGGACTTAGTCTTTGAGGGGGTTAATATTCTGATGATAGCCTTAAAAGTATGAAATGCGAAAGAAAATGAGTAATATTATGAAAAAAAGAGTTATATGAGTCTTAATGAAATCAGTTTAAGGTATGCACAGGGGGAGGTGTTCAATAGTGAGAAAAGATTTCGGTTGTTGGTTGCTGGAAGAAGGTTTGGGAAGTCATATTTATCCTGTATCGAGTTGCTTAGAGGAGCAATCAATCGACCTGGTGAAGTTTATTTCTATTGTGCTCCTACTTATCGTATGGCAAAGGATATTGCGTGGAAAGAATTGAAGAGATTAACACCTAAAACATGGATTAAAGCTAAAAATGAGACAGATTTAAGGATAGATTTGATAAATGGGTCAAGTATTGAATTAAAAGGAACTGAAAATGCAATGGCATTGAGAGGAAGAAGTTTAGCAGGGGTTGTTTTAGATGAAGCTGCGTTTATGGAAAGAGATGTATGGGCTGAAGTTATCAGACCAGCATTGGCTGATAAACAAGGATGGGCTTTGTTTATTTCTACTCCTGATGGTACTGCCAGTTGGTTTTATGATATGTGGTGTTTTTGTGGTGAACAGGAACTAGATGATTGGCAAAGGTGGAGTTTTACTACGATTGAAGGAGGTAATGTAAAACCAGAAGAAGTTGAAGCAGCTAGAGGTCAGTTAGATGCAAGAACATTTAGACAGGAATTTGAAGCTAGTTTTGAAAATTTAACTGGTTTGGTTGCTATTAGTTTCAGTGATGAAAATATTGATAAGGAAGTACAGGATTTACATATGCTTCCTTTGTTAATCGGTTTAGATTTTAACGTTGATCCTATGGCAGGAATCTGTGCTGTAAAGCATAATAATACACTATATGTCTTTGACGAGATAATGCTGACAGGTGGTGCTACCACTTGGGATTTTGCAGATGAAGTGGTAAGAAGATATGGAGTAGATCGAAGAGTTATTGCTTGTCCTGACCCTACGGGTAGTGCAAGAAAAACTAGTGGGGTGGGGGTTACAGATCATACAATTTTAAGAAGGAATGGTTTTACTGTTATGAGTCCTAGATCGCCCTGGAGAATAAGAGATAAAATTACTGCTGTTAATACTGCTTTGTATGATGCTGATGGAGAAAGAAGGACATTAATTCATCCTAGATGTAAAGAATTGATAAAAGCACTAAGAACTCTTACATATGCACCAAATACTGGTTTACCTAACAAAAACTTAGGTGTAGATCATGCTTTTGATGCTTTTGGGTATTTATGTTTGCAACAGTTTAATTTGGCAAAACCAGAGACATTAGGTCAAACTGCGTTTAGAATATATTAAGAACTACCTAATTCTTACTATGCCTTATCACACTGGGATGAAAAAGAAGAAAAAGAAAAAGAAGGGAGGTAAAAAACGTAGTGAATGTTCCTGTAAATAAAGCTCTTTACGCTAGAGTAAAAGCCGAAGCTAAACGCAAGTTTGCCGTTTATCCTTCTGCATATGCAAATGCGTGGCTTGTACGAGAGTACAAAAAACGTGGAGGTACTTATCGAGTGGAGAAAAAACGTGCCACAAAAAAGAAAAAGTAATACAAATCCTAGAGCTAAAGGTGGTTTAACACGTTGGTTCAAGGAAAATTGGGTTGATGTAAAGACAGGAAAACCTTGTGGTCGTTCAAAAGGAGAAAAAAGAGGATATCCAGCTTGTAGACCTAGTAAACGTGTATCAAGTAAGACACCTAAGACAGTAGGAGAGATGTCAGCAAGTGAAAAAGCAAGATTTAAACGTGAAAAAACAGGAAGTAAAAAGATAACATATCAACATAGACGTAAAAAAACTACTAAAAAGAAAAAATGACTAAATCTCATGCGATGAGTCGATGTCAGGGATACATCGCAAGTGTCAAAAAAGGTAAGAAAAAGAAAACTAAGACAAAAAAGAAAAAAAAATAAGTGTAAAATCTTAAGGAAAGCGGTAATATGGAGTTATCTAGGAAAAATCATGCCTAAAGGTTCTTATTCTGCAAAACAAAGAAAACTGGCTGCTGTTGCACCTCCTAGAGATAAAATCACTGGTGCTGATTTTAAAAAATTAAAAGCTAAAAAGAAGAAAAAGAAGAAAAAATGAAATTAACTATTAAACAAAAAGATTTATTAGAAAAACATTCTAAGCATCATACTGATGCACATATGAATTATATGAAACGAAAGATGCGAGAAGGTATGACTTTTAATAAAGCTCATAAGTTAGCTCAAGCAAAGGTAGGAAAATAATGAGAAAAAAACGTAAAGGTGTAAGTTTATCTGTTGGAAGAGGTGAAAAATCTAAAAAAGGTGGCCTGACAGCAAAAGGCAGAGCAAAATATAACAGAGCAACAGGATCTAACCTGAAAGCACCCGTTACTGAAAAGAATCCAACAGGAAAACGTGCAGCAAGAAGAAAATCTTTTTGTGCAAGAATGTCTGGTATGCCTGGGCCTTTAAAAGATAAAAAAGGCAGACCTACAAGAAAAGCGTTAGCCTTAAAACGATGGAGGTGTTGACATGACTTACGCAGTCCCAGGAAGAATTCAAACAAGTATTACAGCTAGTTCTTATCTAGGTGGAAGTGATAGTCCTTTTACCAGAACTAGAGCAGTTATAGATATGATAAAGGGTTGGGAAATAATGAAAGCAGTCACTGAAGGAACTGAATATTTGAGAGAGAATTCAGAAGCATTTTTACCACTAGAACCAAGAGAAGACTATGATGCTTATCTTGCAAGAGTAAATAGATCAGTATTTAGTCCTTTTACACAAAGATTAATTAGAGCAGCTACAGGTCTTGTATTAAGAAAACCAATATCTTTGATAGGTGATCCTTATTGGACAGATATGTTCAAGATGGATGTTGATGGATGCGGGTCAGATTTAGATGAATATGCAAGAAGATTATTAATGTGTTCCCTTACTTATGGTCAAAGTCATATTCTTGTAGATTATCCAGCACCATCTGGTGCATTAAGTCTTGCAGAGGAAAGGCAGCAAAATCGTAGACCTTATTGGATTGAGATAGATCCTAATAATATTTATGGTTGGAGATTAGATAGAGAATCAAATTATGGAAATTTAGTACAAGTAAGAATTGCAGAGAAAGCTGTATTACCTGATGGTGAATTTGGTGAAAAAATTTATGATCAGATGAGAGTAATAGAACCAGGTCGTTATCGTGTTTTTAGAAAAAAAGAAACAGTTGAAGATCTTTATGAAGATGATGGTGGAGGATATGCAGGAGATATGTCTAGTCCTGCTGGAGCAAAAGATTATGAATTAGCAGAATCAGGTAGTTTTTCTCTTGGTGAAATACCATTAGTTACTATTTATTCTGGAAAAGTTGAAAATTTAGTAAGTAAACCACCTTTACTTGATATTGCATATTTAAATCTTGCCCATTTTCAAAGACAGGCTGATTTAATTCATAGTTTGCACGTTGCATCTCAACCAATGCTTGTTATGGAAGGATATGATGATCAGACTAAAGATCTTGCTGTAAGTGTTAATTATGCAATGGCTACTCAACCTGGAAATAAAATTTATTATGTAGAACCAGCTTCAAGTGCATTTGATGCTCAATCTGCTGAAATTAAGGAACTACAAATGCAAATGGCTACTTTAGGTATCAGTACGTTATCACAACAAAAATTTGTAGCTGAATCTGCTGATGCAAGAAGATTAGATCGTGTAGATACTAATTCTATGCTTGCAATGGTATCAATGGAACTTGAGCAAAAGCTACAAAAAGCATTTAATTTATCTGCTCAATATGTAGGAATTGAACCACCTGAAGTAAAAATTAGTAGAGACTTTGATATTGAAAGATTGATTGGACAGGATATTACTGCTTTAACATCACTTTTTGATCAACAAGTGATAGATAGAGAAGAATTTAGAGACATTTTGGTACAAGGAGAAGTGCTACCTTCAGCTAACGAAGCCAAATCTGAATAGTTTGGTAAACTAAAGAGCAAGTACATATTTAATTATGGGTAAACACTTAGATTACGTTCAGCAAGCTGACGGAACTTATAAGTGGGAACTAGCAGAAATTCCTGCTGTAAAATCCACTCCTGTTGAAACACCAAAACCAGAAGCTAAAAAAAAGCCTTCTAAAAAAAAATCCACTAACATCCTATCTGAATAATTCATGGCAATCGAAGAAAAAGTAGTTCAGTCTGAGTCTGTGACTCCTTCTGATCAGTCCGTGACTGAAACTCCTTCACAACCAACACAACCAAACGCACCTGATCTTACTTCTATCAAAGCAGAGTATGAATCACAATTAAACGCTTTAAAAAAGCAAGTTGCAGAAGAACAAGAAAAGTTTAAAGGTGCAAAAAACAAACTTGATGAAGTTTATAAAAAAAAAGAAGAACAACGAAAACAAGAGTTAGAAGATCAAGGACAATGGAAAACTCTTTGGGAAGAAGCAAATAAAACTGCACAAGAAAAAGATCAACAGATTTCTACTTTATCTCAACAATTAGAAGATATGAAAACTTCTAATGAGATGGCATCAACAAAAACTACGGCACTTGCAGCTATTAGTAATCAAGGTGCTATAAATGCAGAACAAACATTATCATTACTGCAAAATAAACTACAACGAAATGCTGAAGGCAAAGTAGTTGTTCTTAATGGTGGTGTAGAACAAGATTTAAATGTTTATCTTTCTACTTTAAAGAATCCTGGTAGTGGATGGGAACATCATTTCAAACCAAGCAGTGCTGCTGGTATGGGTGCAAAGCCTAGTCCCGTATCAAATGTGTCAGGTGGAACAGATAATCCTTGGAAAACTGGCAATTTGACGCAACAGCTTATAATGGAGAATGAGAACCCCGACCTCGCAGCCGTGCTGAAGAGGGAGGCTCAATAAAAATAGTTAGTTTCCGTGAAACTAATGCCCTTATCTGTGATTAGGGTATCGCAAAAAGTTTAAAGGTAAATCTGAATGGCTGCTCCGTTTCAGAATTACTCTGGCGGTGTCCTATTAGCGGATGTCGTTAAGAGAAATAATTTTAGTACTTACGTTTCCGAAGCTATCAAGGAGCGTAGTGCTTTTATCAAGTCTGGTGCTGTTACTCGTAACTCACTTCTTGATGCAACAGAAGGTGGAACAAGAATCCAAGTTCCAGAATTTAACCCAATCGCTCCAACAGAAGAAATTCTAACTGGTGCTGCAAACTGGGGAACATCTACTGCTGGTTACTTAACACCACAGAAGATTGGTACAGGCACACAGGTTGCAACAATCTGCCACAGAGCATTTGCTTATGCTGTAGATGA